AGTATCTCCAACATTTGGAATAAACGGATCACCGTTTAAATCAAAGTTTGTTAATCTAACTTCTACATAACCATTCCATACATCAATTACAGTATGCTCTGTATCATTAATATAAGTTGATGTTAATCCAATAGCAGTTGGATCTTGTACTACTCCGTTAACACGAATGTCATTTAACCAAACTCTTGTTTTATCACCTACACTAATACTGTTTCCGTGAACTAACGGTGTTCTAATCCACCACTTACTATCAAGCACTTGTACATTACTTTGTCCTTGTGTATGAGATAGTATTCCTAACTCCGAAACTTTAGTTGGATTAAGAATATTTTGTAGTTGTTTAGTATCTAAAATATTACTAAAGTAAGGATCGTTAACTACATTACCTTCTAGTGTAATATTTTGTATTACTAGATTTGCATTTTTCTCTGTAAGCTCTGTTGAATTAAATGATGAACCAACATCAATATACCACCAACCTGTATGATAATCATCAGTAATTTGAAGTACTTCTTCATATTCTCCAACTAGAATGCCATTTGCATATATTGAACCTGATCCTGTAAATGCTCCGTTTACATTTTTAATATAAACTTGCATCTCGTTTTCATCATTAGTTCTTCTATAGGCTAATGTTGCTCTACAAGTATCTGTAGTAATTTCTGTGCCAGCGTCGGGAACACTTAATGCACTTTGAATATGTACAATGTGTTGTACTTTATTAGCAATAGTGTGTTGTCCATTTAATAATGTTTGAGTAAGTGTACTATCGTTGTTAAATGGTAAGTTACCTGCAAGATTTGTTGCTGTATACTGATTCCATTTAAGGGTTAATATATCACCTATCTTAGTTCCTTCAAACTGTTCTTTTTCTGCTCTAACTAAAATATGATCTGTATCTGAATTAGCGCCTAATGTATAATCACCTCGTACAATATATTCAATTTCTGGATAGCTTTGAGTATCGCTTATATAATCATTCCCTTTAGCTTGAGCATTGGATGAATGATTTTGGTATAACTGTAATGCATCAGCTTCAATATTTCTTGCCGCTTTCCATAACTGACTTGAATATAGTACAATATCATTTTGTAAGTAAGAAATATTATTTTCAAAGTCACCCTTTAATTTACTTTTAACATTTGAAGCATGCGGTGAACCAATTGCAAGATACTTGCCATCTGGACTCATTGCAACACTTTGACCAAATCCGCCATTTGAATCAAACAAAAATAGTTGTTCGTCAATTTGTTGTAAGAATCCAAATTCAGTATTGTCGCTAGGTCTTTGATAAACGTAAACACTACCATTTAAATCTTTAGGCGCAGTAATTGCAATACGGTTATTATTCTTTGATACACTAAATGCACTACCAAAATCTTTTTCAGTTGAGTCTAGCAATCCTGCCGCAGTATTAATAATATTAGGTTTTAATTCAAAAACTTGTCTATTCTTAAGTACAATCCATTTACCAGTGTCGTCATCGTCAACCCAAATTGTATTAGTTGCATTATTATTTCCGGTTAAACTAAACAAATTGTTTGGATCTTTTTTAATACTATCGTTAGCAAGTGATAGTGTAGATAGTCTTGCTTTTTTAAGTTCAGTAATAAAGCCGTTTACTTCTGCATCAGCTTCTGTTGCTTCAACATCTTCGCCTTCAACTGATGCTAGTTTAACAACATTAAGCTCAATACTGTCAACTTTATAATATCCGTTAGTTGTATCTGATATATCATGGATACCAATAATATCACCTTTTGTAAAATTAGCCTGTTTATCTAAAGTAACTGTAAATATATTTTGTTGGCTTTCAGTTACTGCTGTAATTCGATAATCTGTTGATTGGGTTTTATACACTCCCCATGTTTGTTGGCTTTTATCTGTGGCAGTCCAAATATAACTACCTGAAGCATACAAAGTCTGATCTAAAATAGCATCATAGGATACTAATGACGCTGTAACATCTAAAGGATTTACGTAACCTGCTGACTTAGTATAACTGTTGTCATCATTGAAATATTTTGTTGGTAAAGGTTTATGATCATAGTTATCTGGTGTAACATATACTCCATTTCTATCTAATCTATAAATTAAACTTGTATCTTGTGGATTAATTGCATCAACTAGTTCAATTAGTTGTGGTTCTTGTCTATATTTTTCTTCATCGAGAATAAGATCAAACTGTTCGTCACCAGTTGTTGCTCCATAACGTCCTACACGTACAGCCCATTCTTCATAAAATTCTAAACTATCTTTATTAGCACTTCCTAATTTATCAAAAAGTTTTGTAAGGACATTTCTTGTTCCTTTATCTTGTATAGCACCTTGATAAAATTTATACTGACTTATATCATCGTTAATAATATTTTCAAGATACTTACGTTTTTGATATCCTGTTAGATGTTGTGCTAACTTTTGCTGTTCTATATCAAAATTATCAGAATCAAGATCGTAAAAATCTGCAAACTGTCTTGCTTTATAATCAAAGTTAGGTAATAACTGCTGTTCTGGTTTTTCGTTTAATCTTACCCAGTTTGAATCTACAAACTTTTCTGTTCCAGTTATATTTTTTGGAGCAACATAATAAAATTGTTTGTACTTTACTAATGCTCCAATTGAGTAATCTTGCCAAGAAGTCCATTCAGTTGGTGTTGCATCATCAAAAATAAATCCTGGAATATTATATGAGCCATTCCATTCATCTGAACGATATCCTTTTACTTTTATTCTTTCTTGTCTGTAACCTTGAGCTCTATTATAAATTACATCGCCAAAGATAGTATTATTATCAATAATAATTGCATGTTCGTGCTGTACTACAGGAATCTTAAGATGATATATTCCATCATTTGTATTTCTTACAAAGATTCCAAAATCATTTGTATTATCACGCTCAGTTGTTGCAAAATCTGCAAGCAATCGTTTACCGTCTGCTTTTAATAAACTGTAATCATAAAAATTATCGTATATGTCGTCAACAACAGTATATTCTTTTGCAAATTCAATTTGTCTTGCACTTGGACTTAGTGTAAGAATAGTTCCGCTATCCCAAGCCTGCGTAGTCCAGAATAAGAATTCTTTTGCACTTAGTACCCAATTTTCAATTTCTTCAATCTCTTGATTAAAATTATCAAATTTGAAACCTACACTAGTTAAATATCGTTGATACCCAAGTAATAGATCAACTACATCTTGTTTTTCTCTGACCAATGTTCCGTATTGCATTTCTTGTAGTTCTGGTTCAAAGTTAGTTGATACATATGCTGTTGCTCCACCTTCTTCAGGTAACTCAGCTAATTTTTGGAAATTATCTTGGTTAAATGCATCGCCTGCTGTATGCGAAATTTTAACTCTATAATAAGAATCAGATATTTCAACAATCTGTCCTACTTGATATGTTTTTCCTGTTGTCCAAGTTAGGAAATTTTCACTAACTCCTCCAACATTAATTACTACATCACTGTTTTTTCTTCTAACAGGATAATATTTAAATACTGGATTATCTTTATCATACCCTTTTAGAATATATCCTCCAGGAGCTATTTCAATTATAACTCCACTATAGGAATATACATTTAAAGGAATACTTTTAGTTAAATGTATTTTATAATTTTCTTCTGGTACAAAAACATTGCCTTCATTTGTTGGTGTTCTTGAGTCTAATATTAATTTAAATTTTGACTTTTGTGTAAACCCGCCAATTTTAGATCCTAGTTTGTTTTCAACTACTTTTAAACTCTTTGTATATTCATTAAATTTGAGCGTATCGTTGTCAATTAAATATCCTTGCATGTAATTTACAATACCTGCTGTAAATACTCTTGCTGAATCTGTTGCACTATTTGGAAATACTAATTTGTTTAATTCAATACGCTTACTTGTATCTTTATAAACTAATTGGTCAGCTCCATTACGTACAATTCTACTGCGATCAAACGCTAATCCAAAAAACTGTGCTGGTTGATTTAATGCCCACGATATCATTAAACTAAATGGGTAGTGTGAACTTCTACGCCATGCTGTTTCTACAGGACCTTCATCGCCAAATGCAAATTCGTTACCATTAGTAGTAGGAACATTCCCTACAGCATAACCTGTTGCACTTGGTGCTAATAAGTTTCCGTTAGCATCAACCGGAATATACTTGTAAATATCTTCGTTTTTAAACTTGTTTCTATATGTTACTTTTGAACCTTCTACACCTCTTACAATACCTTTGGATAAATCTTCCCAAAGTAATAAGTTACTACTAGTATAAGGTGCTGAACCATACTCAGAATCAAACCAAATTGGCTTTTCTTTAAAGCCAAGTATTTCCCACGGATGACTGTGTGGTCTATCTGTGTTATAAAAGTCTTTGTAAATTGATCTCCAAAAACCTGTTAGAGGGTTGTTGTTAGGATCTCCTGCTGATGCATAGTTATATGTAAATCCGTCACCAGCTCTATAAACTGTATTAGATACATAGTCTGGGCTACCAACAGTTTCTAACCAACTGTTAAATTCTGAAATCATTGTTTTAGAAACTTGTCTTCTAGTAAATCCAGTATTTCTATTTTTACTAGAGACATAGTCTGCAATATTAAAAATATTTTCGTTATAAGGAAGTTTTAAATTATTATAAATTCTTTTTTCAAGATCTAATAACAAATTGTCTCTAAAGTCTCCAAAGCATCTCCACAAAGATCCGTCATGTCCTTGTAGCATTGCTCTTGCACCTTCATATTCAGAATATAGTTGACTGTCATTAGTAGCATGATTCATTGTGCCGTTTGGCATGTAAAATAATTTATTACTTCCTGCAAATATATGAACATGGGCTGTGCCGTTTCCGCTTGCGGCAATATCTGCTTGTTGTGCTGATACTTCATCAGTGTATAACGGATAGAACCAACCAACTTTTCCTTTATAAGACAGTGTTGTTGTTTCATCTCTGCCATATATTTTATAAGGACCTGTTACGTCTGTTGGTGTTTTAATATAAGTGTCGTCTAAAAATATTTCTGGAGTAAACTTAGGATACAATCCTAACTTAGTAGGAGTTGGCGGAACCCAACAACCATCAGTTGAAACATATTCATAAACGTCTAATACATCTCCAGCACTTGGAGCATTTAATAATGTTAAAAATCCATCTGTACTAACTGTATAGTCTTTGTTAAGTACTAGTTGTTTTTCATTTAAGTATGCTAATACTGCTTTTTCTGATAACGTTGTAAAGTCAATACCATTCGCTAGTGAAAATATTGTTTGTGACTCATCTTCAATTGCATGTCTTACTGTTGTTTCGCCACCGTGTGCTAACATATCACTAAAGTAAAATGCATCTTTATTAGTTTTGTTTAAATTAAGTTCAGTAAGTACTTTGTCAACATGTACTTTATCGTATCCTTCAAATCCAAGATCATTTGCTGTTCTTAAAAATTCTCTCTTAAATTTAATGTATTCAAACCCTGACCATTTCATAGCTTCAATAGCATCATAGTCTTTATCTGTTAAATTATATAATGCAAGATTAACTGGTCCACTATGTTGTACAAATTTTAAACCGTACTTTGATGGAGTGCCTAAATCACGTAAATTACTAACACCTGGATATAAGCCTTTGAACCCGCTTACATTATCAACAATACTATCAACATGATCTAATACTTCGCCTAGTGTAAAAGTTGTAACGTTTTCGTTCTGCGGATTTTTTTCAAAGTTGATTGGAAATTCGTAATGTCCTAATCCTTGTATTTTTTTAGCACTTGATGTTGTTTTTAAAACTAACTTATCACTTTCTACTAAGTCTGTATAAAATGCAACATATGCATATCCGTTAACTCGATTGATTGTGTAATCGACGCCATCTCTTTTACGAGTACTGTTTACATAAACTTTAATGTCTAAATCATTTAAGTTACCACTGTTTAAATAAACATCAATAATAAAATTATTTGTTCTTTCTGCAACTGTAAATTGTTCAACAACTGGTTGTTTAGATTTAGTTGGTGCTTTAGTCCATCCTGATACATTTGTGTATGAAGTTCTGCCAGTATATTGTCTTAATAGTGCAGTGTCAGTACTAACTGTAAATACATCAGCAACTTCGTCATATTGATACGTGTCTGCTAATAAGTTAAAGTCAAAAACAATATCACCGCTATTTTCAATGGTTCTATAACTTAACGGAAATCCTAATTGAGAATCGTTAGTGCCTGTTCCAACTTTATAACTAAACACTTTGTTACCAGCAAATGTACTTGACTCTAGTGTAGAAAGTTGTGCTCCTGCATCATTATACAAATCAAATAACGGTTGTTGATTAACTTTTATTTTATCTTGTGTTTGTTTCCACGTAGTACCGTTATAATAAAAAATCTTACCTTTATAGTTTGTGCCTGCTTTTACAAGAACTGTTTCATTTGTTAAAGGAGTAGTATCTGTAGTTTCCTTTAGTGCAATTTGAGCTTGGCCATTCTGACTAATAAAACCTACTTCATAAATTTTACCAGCAACAAAACTATCCGGATCTGCTGTAAACAATACTCGCATACCTGTAACTAATTCAACACCGTCAACAAAGTAACCTGCTTGTCCTTCAATATTTGAAAACACATCTTTAGTAACTGTATCAACTACGTCAACTGATGTTTTTGATTGTGTACCAAAATTATAAAGTTTTAGTCCTGCGTCAAATTCAATAATTGGTCTTGTAGCTCTATAAGTTTGATCTAGTACTACAGGAACGTTATTAACTGCCGCAATAGTTTCGATGACACTTTTGTGTGTCCATTTATTATAACGCGACCATTGGTTTCCATCTTTTGATGCTTTGTTAACAACAATATAATCTTTTAGGATAGCGTATGAAGTTGCATCGTCAAAAGGTAATGCACTAAATCCTTGTGCATCAAATTCTGTTGAAACGTCGGTTAAATAATCGGCAGTAATAACTAAATCTTCTTCTGCTATTAATGTAATAGATTCTCCAACACCTTCAACATACCAATTACCTTCTCCGTATTTGGCTGGTGTAATTGTTCCGTAAAACTTTACTTTCATGCCATTAGTTAATTCGTAACCATTTTGCATAGTATAAGTTTTCTTACCAATAATTTCTTCGCCTACATTAAGTTGTGTATTATCTCTAATATCCTTAATAATGATAAGACCTGATGCTTCAGGATCGTTTCCGTTTGTATAATATAACGCATCGGGTGATTCTAAATCAACTGTCCAAGTAATACTACCTTGCTCTACTTTTTGTTGGCTAACACCAATGTTATATAGGTTTGTATCATCGTTAATACTATTACTAGTTCTAATACTCAAAGGCATATCAATAGCATCTATATCAAAGTTATACGTTTGGCCTCTATACAAAGTAAGTGTTGGATTACTTACTTTATTTTCTTTGCTAAAAATATAAGAATTATTATCTACATTATCTTGTCTAGCTACTGCAAAAGTACTAATAATATTTCGAGCTGTTCCGTAAACTGGAACTTCGTTAGGTCCTGAAGGTAACCAATAGTATTCTCTAAAGTTTACAAACTTGTCCCAATTAATATGAGGATCCCAAGCATAATATTCTTGTGAACTGTATAGGCTGTGATCAATATTGTCTGTATTTCTAATTTTGCTACTGTTTATATAATCTCGATAATCACCGTAGTACGTTGTATTACCTAAGTTATCTGTAACTGTTGCAATAGGTTCAAGTTGATAGTCTTCTCTCTCTGCTGAAACATCAGAAACGTAATTGTCAGTGGACTTAAATGCCTTTGCATCTCTACGACCAATATAGCCATCAATCTTTTCAATTGACCCGGGTTGCGTTAGCTGATCAATTGTGCTACTTAGAAACTTTTTGTTTGCTGTTGTTCTAAAATATCTTGGTAGTAAATCAGCTGTTCTTCTTTTTGCATCCCCGCTTGTTGGGATTGGGCTTTCATCTTGTGCCATTAGTATCCATAACCTCCGCCGCCGCCGGAGCTTCCGCTTCCACCGCTTGATCCTGAACTACCTGAACTACCTGAACTACTCGAACTTGTTGTAGTTGTAGTTGTTGATAATGCTTGACTCTTAATTCCTGTATTAATAGTTCCTGTAGATGTAACTACATTTCCTGCCGATTGGATTCTAGATGCTGTTACAGAATCAATAATTTCAATATCTTCAACTGTAGCATCGTTAATAAAGATCTCGTTATTTTCTGCTTTAACTTCATATAAACTTCCAAACCCTTGATTTGCTTGTTTGGGTACTAATAAAATATTAACAACATCTGGTGCTGTTCTATTCATTATATGTGTTGCAAGTTCAGTAAAATGGAATGTATTTCCAAAATCCCAGTTTTGCAAACTAAAGAACGAATTAATTGCACTAATCACTTGTGTTTTTACTTCATTGTTATTAACTACTTCACCGCTATTCTTTACAATTTTAAATGTTGCTTGTAAATTCTCTTGTGCATGCACACCAAATAAAGGCTTATATTGTACGGAATGATAAATTACTTCATCACTAATTGATTTATACTGGCCAATTTCTGCACCGTAGTTTTGGAATAATTCATCTGTACTTGGTGGTAAAGGTTCAGTAGCAATCGCTCCACTAATATACTTCCTATAGTTTTGATCGTATGTTTGTGTAAGCATATATACATCAATAATATTACTTACACTTGGATCAATTCTATTACCATCATCTGCACTATGTACATACTGAAATTTAAGATCTGATCTGCCAACGTGTGCTTTATAATCTGCTGTTACTACAAGGACACTATTAGTTAGTACTTTAAAGTTATCGTTATCAATAATATAAAAAACTTGGCCTGTTGAATACTGACTGTATGCTCCAATTTCAGTTTCTGTTGTAACAGTTTTAATTGCAGTACCTGCGTTATAATAATTATATTTGTTAAATCCTTGATCCGATGATTCTTTCTTTAAGAAAATATATTTTGTAGATGTATTTGTTAAAGGTGCAACTACAGCATCAAATATGTCTGGATCGTCGATACTGCCATCATCATTTAAATCAAAGAAACTAACTTCTACTTTTTTGCTGTTAATATATCCGTCTGTGTTTCGAAAAGCATTAACAATTTCCCAATTAACATCATTATTAAATGGTGTAAGTTCGTCAGGCTTAGTATTAAAGTTCATAATTGCAACTTTGTCTTTTACTAACTGTCCTGTTTGTGAATCGTAAATTTTATTTTGTCCATCAAAGTAAAAAGAAAGTTCTTTATCGCTTTCAAAAATATATCTAAGTCCTCTATTTGTAACTGTATATTTTTCTCCGTTTGTTTCGAATAATATTAGCCAACTTGAGTCAAGTTGATTATTTGTTACATCACCTGTTTTACCATTACTAAACACATCTACTGTGTTTAAATTTTCGTTAATAATAATACGCCAGTTTCTTGTAACTTGATCATATCTTAATGCAAAAGTTTTATATGAAAATACTTGATCAATAATTTGTGATCTAACATCTGTTGAAATGTCTTTTACTAGTTTTGGTTTAACTTCTTCTAGTATACTGTTTGCAGGTAATATTTCATTAAACACAACTGGTCCAAAACCTGTTGCACTGTTAACACTTGTGCCTGCACCATCTACGCTTATAACTTTTACCCATTTATATGTACTTGCGCCTTTTGCTGATGCGTTACTTGTAAGCTCTCCATTACCAATAAAATAAAATCCTACTGGTGGTTTAAATTTAAGCAATGCTCCAGCTTCTACATATTTTAAAGAACCGCCTGTAAATGTTCCAAGTTGATATGCAACATCATTAATATTATTTAATAGTCCTGTTGAACTGTTAGTTGTCTTAGTTGACTGCTTCCATGTAGCATTAAGATCACTAACAATAATCTTAGCATAGTTTGCAAAGTAAAAGTTACTAATTGCTCTATTTTGTATAATAGGCAATATTGTATTTTCAATAGCGCCTTCAATATCTGTTTGAGTGCCAAACGTAAAAGACGTTTTGTTTTCATATGGCTCTCTATAAAGTATTCCATCACTGCCATATAAATTTGTACTAGAATATTTTCCAGTAGCATCTTTAAGATCAAAATATCTACTAATACCACTAGCAATTCTATTTGTTGATTTTACTTTAATAATTTCTTGATTAGTTGTTAAAGGAACAATATTATAATCTTCGCCAGTAACCATTCTATTTTGTGTATAGTAAGTTTGCGGAGCGTTAGTTCTAATACTTGAAGTTGTTTCACTAATAGTAGCATTAGTTACTGGTGTTTTAAGTTCTAAGCCAACAGTCATTGTTTCTGTTGTTCCTGCCTTAGAAAGATAAGGAAAACTAATAGTAATATCTGTTAATTCACTTGGAGCAATACTTAACGATCTATTAGCACTAGTTCTATAATAAACTCTAAATCCGCCTTGCGGCAAGTTACCAAATGTGCCGTCTGCAAATACTAAACTAATCTCGTCATCTGATCTAGTTTGTACAACATAAAAATCTTTAAGTTTTTTGTTTAAACTATTATAGATTGCATTGTTCCCTTCAGTTGAACTTACCTTTGTCCAAATTTTACTAGGAATACCATTACTGGTTAAACCATAAAGCCAAACATCAGTATCATTAATATTTTCTGCTTCAATTGAAATCCTTTGATTAGCTGACGGAGCTGAAACGTCAAATGCGTTAGATTTCAAACTTCCTTGTCTAAAATGTAAAAAATATCCTGAGTTTGAACTTCCTGAACCTCTTCCATCTTCTCTATATAAAAATGCTAGACTATTCCCCGGTACAGGATTTTCTTCTGTTATTACATTAAAGTCAGTATCAATACCTGTTGATACAATTTCAAATTGTGTTGAAGAACCGTTAACTGATTTACTAAAAGTATATATAGGAACATCGTTACCTGTAGATGTAAATCTATACTGTTGTGTAAGTACTCCATTAATTGCTTTGGTTATTGATGGCTTACCGACTGTTCCGTTTTGTGGAAGTGCTGAATTCAACACACGCCTAAATTGTTCTGACCAGTTAGCATTACTAGGGTCATTCCAGATAATAGTTTGGTCTGATAAGTTAGTGCCATTACTGTCAATTAAATTTTCTGTAGTGCTTACTGTCTCAAATTTAAGTAGTCCGTTTGCACACTGATTACGTCTAGGATTATATGAAAGCATACGAGCTAAACGGAGAACTGATTCTCTACGTTCTGCTAGTTCTAAGAAGTTCTCTCTTGCGTTTAGGTCAACTCTATAACTAATGTTCTGACCTAAGAATGCAATCATATCAATTAGTGCAAGGTACTCTGATGTATCTACATAATCGTTAAAATCTTCTGGGTAATTCTGTCTTAGATAGGTAATCATCGCCCGTCTAAGTGTGTCAAAGTCGTAACTACGGAATTCCGCATTACGGTAGCTTTGATATACTTTTTGCCAATCTTCTGCAAGTAGCAATCTATTTTGTCTGTCGGTTGATGACATAGGTTATCCTTCTTTAAACTCTACTGTATTTATTGAAAACAATAATACTAGTAGTTAATTGTGTCACGACAATCCAACGCTTTTATCAAACTGTAATCTTAGTTGTTCACTAATATTGTAGTCTAAGTACATCAACGTACATTCTATTTGTAATCCGCTTTCGTATTCCGAAACTTGAACTCCTGTAGCTCTAGTTCTTGGATCGTAATTTACAATATTTGTAACATTTTCTGTAATTGCGTCTTTTAGTTGTGATGTTAATGGCTCGTATAAGGCATCCCAAATAATACAACCAAATCTAGGATCAGATAACTTTTCTCCTTGGCGTATATTAAGATGATTTAATAAATTTTGTTTAATTAATGAAACATCAAATTGTTGGAAAGAATTGTTGTCAGGATTAACTGTGCTGAATCCTCTGTATGCCTTCTGTGATACAGGGGGTTTTGACTGCCTTTTAGGAGTAATTTTAATTGTTTTGTATAAATCTGTTGCCATATTAATATTTACCTTATTTTATCCGCCGGCGAAAACATTAGGACTGCCAGCCGCTACGCTTGTACAACCTGATATCGCATCTCCTATTCTGCCTGTTCCTTTGCCATTTGTAAAAACTGTTGTTGATCCTACTGCTATTGGTGCGGCATGACTTGGACATGGTACAGGAGGTAGTAAATGTGAAGTATTATTATCACCCTGTCTACTTACAGATATTCCATTTGCAAATACATCACCTGATCCTTCTGCTCTAGTCATACCCGAACAGTGAGCTACATCTGCATCTCCAATTCTAGTTACTGCGGGCACGTTCTATCTCCATTAATGTTTCTAATCTATCTGGCCATTGTGCAATTTCTTGGTGTTGTTCTTCAGTATGTGGCTCAGGGGGTACTGAAGGATTGAATTCAATTATGTGATCAAAGTCTAGAGGAATATCCTCAAAATTTGTGTACGTAAAAAGTTCATTGTTTTTCATTATTACAAATTTATGCATTACTGTACCTGCGACGTTCCTGCACCTTTATCTATAGGTGTCGTTGTTGTTAGACTTGCTAATGGTGTAAGTTCATTATTAATGATTTTTTGATAGAATCCTTTTCCTAATCCAATTCTGCTTGCTGTGTTTGAACCGTCTGAATCAGCATATCCGACTGCTTTTTTAAATTGTGATCCTAAAGAACTAAAATCTGCACTTGTCCAATCTACACTTTTACTTTTTAAGTATGCTACTGCAACTTTTGTAGCAACTGTAGGATCGTTTGCCATGTCAGCATTGTTGTAAATATCAACACCTGCTAGTCCGCCATATTTTTTATAGTTATTTGTTCCTGTAATTTGTATAAGTCCTCTACCTCTATATCTAAATCCGTCGCCTGTTTCTGCAGAGCCGTTGCCCATTCTATTTCCGTATACTGAGTTTGCAATAGCAGGTGGTCCACCTGCAACAAGTGTTTCAGCTTTACGCTTGCCTGCTGATCCGCCAAATCTATTTGGCCATACACGCTGTAGAGTTGATACTCTATAGTTCATATTTTCTGACCTTGGTTCAAAGTTACATTCTTTTTGTACTTGGGCACACGCCATTGCTAGTGCATGAGCATTTGTTGATTTCCAAGTTAATGGATCTAATCCTAAACCTTTTATAAGTTCACTTAAGAAATAACGTTGCATATCGTCAACAGGCACAGGATCTGCTGGCTGGTTACCTGATGCATTATCTGTATTTTTAGTTGGAATTTTGTCAGCATCAAACGTTTCTTTTACACGCTCACCTGTTACTGGATCTTGGATATATGCATCTTGTGCATTATAGATACCTGATGTTTCTGAGTAATCAGGTATATCACTATCTTTATCAATCTGAGGTTGTTGTAATCTAACTTCTGGTGACGGTGATAATATACTTGCTGTAGCACTAGGAGTATGTCCTGCTGGATTAATGTTTTCGTGTCCGTCCCATGGTTCGTGTCTTGGAATACGTCTTGGTCTGTTTGCTTCAACTGCAACACTTGCTCTAAGTGCATCTGCTGTTACTCTTAATGGATTTCCGCTTGCATCATTCATAACTACATTATCTTTATCAAGCACTCGGCTAGTATTATCTATTACTGAATTAGTTACCGGAAAACTAAATGCATCGCCAACTCTATCGGCAACATCTGCTGTTGTTGCAGGCACTGTACTATTCATGTGTATTTGTGATGCAGTTTCTGAATGTGTTCCTACACTTAAAATAGAAGTTAATGTTCCTGCATCTAATTTATTTGCAAGAGTACTTTTAATTTGTGTACTTGCTCCACTAGTAAATTTGTTATCGCCTACAGTATTCAAATTAAATGCACCATTTACAGTTTGTCTATAATCGCCAACTACTTTACTGTGTAAGTTTGCGTTTATAGCAATATGTCCATCTTGACTAACTTGTAAATTATAATCTCCACTAATAGTAGAACGCTGTGTTCCTTTAATTTGAATATCTTGGTCGCTACCTACTGCAACTGTATGATTATTACCTGTCCATTCGTTTTTATCCATTCCAACAAATGTAGTTTCGTTTTTATTTGTTTTAACATCTCTATCATTATTAACCATTAACTTATAATTACGTCCTGCTGTAAAGTTAATATCTTTACCAGACTCAATGTTTATATCTCTATCAGCTTTTATGTTAAGATCTGTTTCAGTTCTTAGGTTAATACTATCTTGTGCATAAACATCAATTTTACCGTTTGACGTTAATTCAATCCATGCTGTGCCATTTGCATTTCCAATATAAATTAAGTCTTCT